TCTGCTGCTAATATGGCAAATTCATATGCAACAGGTAATGCTTCAGTTTATGCTGCTAATACACAGGCTGAATTTAAATTATCCATTGGAAGTAGTGTAGCTAATGTTATTGTAACAAGTGGTGATGGATCACCAAATTTTGCTTATGATTCAGCTAACACTATTCAAGATGCAATTTTCGTAAGTGATTACTTAACCATTGGTAATTCATCTGTTGGCGTGCAGTATATGAAAGTTTCAAGTATTAGTGATCTTGTATTAAGTCCTACAAATGCTAATGCTTATCAATTTAATATTACATTTGATTCAGTATTAAAATTAAAATCTGATATTGATGTTACTGCAAATAGTTCTAATACAATTATTACCAGAAATTGGGAATACTTCAATTCTGTAAATGGAGCACCTGGTATTTCTAACTATGTTTTACAACGTACTTCAAATACTTCAATTAAAGATCAAGTACATATTGTAGTTGTTGATAATGCAGGAGCCTTTACTGGCACTCCAGGTCAAATTCTTGAAGTGTGGCCAAATCTATCTCGTGCTACTGATGCAAAGGGTGAACAAGGTGGTTCAATCTATTACCGTGATGTTCTTAATAATTCATCACAATATGTTTGGGCAGCAACCGATTATCTAGGTTCATCAGTAACTACAAATGCTTTCCCCACACCAAATGTAATAACACCAAAATACTTTATCTTCAATTTTGGAAATGATTCAGCAGCCGAATCTTCTGTCTCAGTTGCAGCTTTAGCAACGGCTTATGATGTTTACGCATCTGCTGAAACAATTGATATTTCACTTGTATTAACTGGTAAAGCAACAGGTGGCTCAGGTGAAGTACTTCCAAATTATCTAATTGATAATATTGCTGAATCAAGAAGAGATTGTGTTGTCTTCGTTTCACCACCTTTATCAAAAGTAGTTAATGTACCTGGATTTGAATCATCTAACATTATTTCATATCGTAACTTACTAAGATCATCATCTTACTCAGTTCTAGATTCAGGTTATAAGTATCAATATGATAAGTATAATGATGCTTATCGTTGGATTCCTCTAAATGGTGATATTGCTGGTCTTTGTGTAAGAACAGATAATACACGTGATCCTTGGTTCTCACCTGCAGGATTTAACAGAGGTCAAATTAAGAATGTTGTTAAGTTGGCTTATAATCCAAATCAAGCTAACCGTGACCAACTCTACAAGAATGGTATCAACCCAGTTGTAACATTCCCTGGTCAAGGTACAGTATTGTATGGTGATAAGACAATGTTGGCAGCACCTTCAGCTTTTGATCGTATCAATGTACGTAGATTGTTCATTGTACTTGAGAAGGCAATTGCTACTGCTGCTAAGTTTGCTCTATTTGAATTCAATGATGATTTCACTAGAGCAGCATTCCGCAACCTAGTTGAACCTTATCTAAGAGATGTTCAAGGTCGTCGTGGAATCTATGACTTCAGAGTAGTTTGCGATGCAACAAATAACACACCTCAAGTAATTGATTCAAATCAATTCCGTGGTGATATTTACATCAAACCAGCCCGTTCAATTAATTTCATTCAGCTCAACTTCGTTGCAGTACGCACTGGTGTAGAGTTTGATGAAATTGTTGGTAAGTTCTAAGGGGAGAATGAAAAATGGCTTTTAACATAAACGACATTCGCTCACAACTTACACTTGGTGGCGCAAGACCTAGTCTTTTCCAAGTAATCATTAGCAATCCAGTAAATCCTATTGCTGATCTAAAGCTGCCTTTCCTTTGTAAGGCAGCTCAGTTACCGGCTTCTATGTTAGGTACTATTGAAGTTCCATACTTTGGTAGAAAACTTAAAATAGCCGGTGACAGAAGATTTGATGCATGGGCTGTTACAATTATTAATGATGAGGACTTCCTAGTAAGAAATGCTATGGAAACTTGGAATAACTCTATTCAACTTTATCAACAAAATATTACAGCTCTTGGTACATCTGCACCTGCAGTATATAAGTCCCAAGCAACTGTAACACAGTTTGGTAAAGATGGAACAATTCTAAGAACTTATCAGTTCAATGGCATTTTCCCAGATCAAATCTCTCAAATAGATTTGTCTTGGAATGCTACTGATGAAATTGAAGAATTCCAAGTATCTTTCCAGTATGATACATTCGAAATATTGAATAGTATCACTGGGAACGCTGGTGGTTCTTAAGAAATAATCAAAAAGAGACCCTATAAATACTATAGGGTCTCTTTACTTTCTTAAGGAAAATTATTATTATGGTTCAACTATTTGGATTTGAAATAAACAGAAAAAATCAAGCACCTATTGAGTCATTTGCACCTCCTGTAAATGATGATGGTGCTGTTATTGTTGCAGCAGGTGGTGCTTATGGCACATATATTGACCTTGACGGTACTGCTAGAACAGAATCAGAATTAGTCTCAAAATATCGTGAAATTGCACTTGAAGCAGATATTGAAAGAGCTGTTGATGATATTGTCAATGAAGCTATTGATACAGATGCTGAAAAAATTGTAGAAATAAATTTAGACAAAATTAAATATAGTGATAATGTGAAAGAAAGAATTAGAGAAGAATTTGAAACAATAATTGAACTTCTAAGCTTTCATAATGAAGCCTATGATTTGTTTAAAAGATGGTATATTGATGGTAGAATGTATTTTCATGCTATTATTGATGAAAAAAACCCTAGACAAGGCATAAAAGAACTTCGTTATATTGATCCAAGAAAAATTCGTAAAATTAGAGAAGTAAAGAAAAAAACCAAAGGTGATACAACGGTTGCTTATGCTAATCGTGAGTATTATGTTTATAATGAACGTAATTTTATGCCTGCTGGAGGTAATGCAGGATTACCAATGGATGCTGGTGCAACCAATGGTGTAAAGATTGCATCTGATTCTATTGTACATGTTACCTCTGGATTAATGGATAAAAATAATTCCTTTGTTTATTCATATCTTCAAAAAGCTATTCGTCCTTTAAATCAATTACGTACGTTAGAAGATGCTACTGTCATTTATCGTATCTCACGTGCTCCTGAGCGACGCATTTTCTATATTGATGTTGGCAATCTTCCAAAGATTAAAGCCGAACAATATATGAGAGATATGATGACTAAACACAAGAACCGTTTAGTCTACGATGCAACAACTGGTGAAGTGCGTGATGATCGCAAGTATATGACTATGCTTGAAGATTATTGGTTACCAAGAAGAGAAGGTAATCGTGGTACAGAAATTACTACACTTCCATCTGGTCAAAATCTTGGTGAAATGGCTGACGTTACATATTTTCAACAAAAATTATATCAGGCATTGAACGTTCCGGTTTCTCGTTTACAATCTTCAGCAGAAATATTCAGTCTGGGTAAGGCTACAGAAATTTCAAGAGATGAAGTTAAATTTGTTAAATTTGTTGGTAGACTGAGAAAAAGATTTAGTCATCTTCTTATGAAAGCTTTAGAAAAACAATTAATTCTTAAGGGAATTGTTTCTGAATCTGATTGGGTAGAGTTATCGAACCAAATTAATTTTGATTTTGCTATTGATAGTCATTTTGAAGAATTTAAAGATACAGAAATACTACAAAGTAGATTAGCTAACTTAGCTGAAGTACAACCATTCATTGGCAAGTATTTTTCAGAAGAATGGGTAAGAAAAAATATTCTTCATCAAACAGATAAGCAAATTGAAGATATGATGGCTCAGATAAATGCTGAGGGTACAAATCAACCAGAACCTGATACAGAAGTTCAACCCGATCAAGAACCATCAGATACAGATATTGATATTAAAACACCAGTAACAAGATCATCGGTACCCAATATAGACGGTGCAGGACGATAATTTAATAATTTTATAAATATATTATAGATTTTTGGAGGTAATTATGGCGGATATAGAAGATATTTTAGTTCATGCATGGAATAAAGATGCTGTTAATCTTAAGCCTGCTTTGGATGATATAATGGCGGCAAAAGTTGCCGAGAGAATGGATGATGCATTTTTAGATGTAGCTGCGTCCGTTTATGGCAATACTGATGGTGATCCTGATAATGAACCTCTAGACGACGATTCAGATTTAGATACAGAATACAACTCAGATGACGAAGGAAACCAAGATGCCGATGAATTTGAAGCAGATGATCAAGAATAAGTTGTTCGAAGTAGAACAACCACAATCAGAGGGTGAGAAGAATTTTAAAGCCCTTCATAGAGCTGTTAATCATAAGAATTTGGTACCTGGTATTACCGATCAGGATCACATTTTTAATGGTTCTACAAAGCCTTACGATAATAAACACCATACTGGATATAAGCCAGGTGAAGACCGTGCAGCATACGATAAAACATTAAGATTGCATGATGATGAAACCAATAATGGCTATGAAACCACTAAAGTCTCAGAAGATTTTGTTGCAGAAGCATCATTAGGTGGCCATGAAGAACTTAAAAAATATGCTTATGAGCATGGTGGTATTGATAGAGATGATATGTTACGAGCGGCTCATCATATAGAACATGGAAATATAGAAGGTTTAAAGCACCGTCTTGACAACATGGATACTGATCCACGTGATTTTGTTCTTCAACATGTGCATAAAGGTCATTGGAATAAATTAGGATTTAATCAAATCCCTAAACGTGTGCATGAAGCAATTGGTTCAATGATTGGTAAGACACGTAAACAAATTGGTAAGACTGCTTCTTTTGGTGATAAAGATGTTAATAGAATGATGAGAGATGAAAAGCAAAGAAAAACTAAAGCTGAAGCAGAGACTGCAAAAAAATCAGTGCACAATGAAGAAGCAGAAAATATTGAAGAAAAAAATTGGATTCAGAATGCTGTTAAAAAACCAGGTGCTTTGACAATGGCTGCTAAAAAAGCAGGTATGACTAATGCTGAATATGAAAAGAAACATATGCATGATTCTGGTAAGGTTGGAAAACGTGCCCGTTTGGCTATGACTCTTAAGAATCTTCATCACAAAGAAGAAGTAGAAACTACCGATGAAGCTTTTAGTTCAAGCAATCTAGATGCATTTCATAGAAAAGAAAAAATGTATAAAATGGCTGGTAATAAATCAGCTCAAAATGGAACACATACACATATCATACATGTTCATGCTTCTAAAGATGGTGGGCCTGTAGAAGTACATAAAGAAAAAATTCAAGCTAAAGATAAGCATAAAGCAATGACTGATGCTCAATTTAAATATTCACCTAAAAAAGGTTATAAAATTAGCGATACAAAATATAAAGGTGCAATGAAAGAAGAAGTTGAGTTATTAGACGAGGCCGCTTGGACTGAAAAGAATTTGCCTGCTGGTAATTATAATCAAGGTGGACATACAGAAAAAGGTGACATTCATCATATTGAAGTGCATCCAGAAATTCTTAAGAAACATGCAATTATTCATCAAGTAACACATGATGGTGAATATGGTCCAACGCATCATTTTGAACATCCTACTCATGGTAAAGTATCAGTTTATCAATCAGGATTAAATACAAAGACTGGTAACCCTATAG